GGGACCCAGTTCATGGAAAGGTCGGTCATTGGCTTTTCCTTTTTCCTTCTCCGAAGCATTAACAGCCTTAAAGGCGCTCCGTTCCCTAGTCAAGAAAATTTTTTAATTCACGTGTTGACGGGGTGGGGGCTCATAGGTCACTTAGTAAACCTATGAGCAAGGCATCACCGACCGAAGACCAGTTGCAGCAATTCGCCTATGACCTCTTTAAGGCGAGTGGCGTGCAGGGCGCCTACTTTCATCACAGCCCCAACGGCGGCTATCGCCATGCGGCGACGGCTATCAGAATGAAGCTATCCGGCACCCAGGCCGGCTTCCCGGACATAATCGTCCATAGCCCGACCGTGCCTGTGGCGTATGTCGAGCTTAAAAGCGCTAAAGGAAGGCTATCGGTCGAGCAGAGCAGGTTCGCTTGCTACTGCGACGAGCGCGGCATTCCGCACCACGTCGCGCGCACATGCGACGAAATACGAGACACCCTCACCCAACTAGGAGTCATCAGGAATGGCAGTAAGCTTATCGACGCTGCGCAAAGTCAAAGCGGTGTTCCCTCCGCGGACGCTGATTTACGGCCCGCCAAAAATGGGAAAGACGACCCTCGCGTCCGAGTTTCCAAACGCGGTCTTCATTCAAACGGAGTGCGGCGAAAACCTCGACGAAATAACAAGCTTCGGACAAATCGTGTCTTGGGAGGACGCAATCGAGGCGGTGCGGGTCCTATATCGTGAAGAGCACGATTACAAGACTGTCGTTATCGACTCCATTGACCGACTCGAAGGGCTCATTTGGGACCATGTCTGCACCGAGAACAAGTGGGTAAGCGTTCCCTCTGTTGATTACGGTAAGGGCTATGGCGCGGCCACGGTTTTCTGGGCGCAGCTTTTCATCGGGCTGAACCTGCTCCGAACCGAAAAGGGCATGAACGTCATTCTAATCGGTCATGAAGAGGTTAACCGCTTCGACGACCCGCGGTCGGCATCATACAGCCGCTTTGACTTTCGCTTGCACAAGACCGCGCACGCGATGATTCAGGATGACATGGATATCATTCTGTTTCTCAACCAAAAGCCGGGCGTGCAAGAGGAAAAGATTGGCTTCGGTGGCAAGCGCAAAGTCGCCGCGGGCACGGCGCAGCGCTGGATGCATCTAGAAGGCCGACCGTCATACAACGCTGGCAACCGCTACAACATGCCACCCGAGGCGCCCTACGTCCTCGGCCAAGGATACAGCGCACTTTCGCAGTTTTTCCCCAACGTAACTAAGGAGTCCTGATGTACCAATTGAGCACAAACCTAGGCGAAACCTTCAACGTTTCGGACGTGCCGCAACCCGAGTACGGCGACTTGCCGGATGGAAAGTACCTTGTTGTCATTACCGAGTCGCAGCTTAAGCCGGAGCGGAATAACGAGAACAACATCCGGGCGAGCCTTCAGTTGACCATCCAAGAGGGCGAGCTTGCCGGGCGCGTTGTCTTCGCAAATCCGTGCTGGATTAACGTTCGTGAAGACCTGCAACTGTACGGTCGGCAAGAGCTTTCGCAGGTAATCAAGGCGACCGGGCTTGTCGGGGTTAGTGACTTGACCGAGCTTCACGATAAGTTTTTTCACGTCACGTTGAAGACCAAGCCGGGCAAGGATGGCACTCCGAGGCAGAACAAGACCTATCAGAAGATGGTCACCGCCGCGCCGACCGCTGCGCCAAAGCCCTCGGCATTCCAGCCGCAGCCTCGGGCGTTGCAAACGCGGGCAACGTTGGCTCACCCGCAACAGGCGGCACCGCCGCGTCAAATCGTGCGCCCGACAGACCTGCCTTTCTAATGGGCTAGCCGTGCTCCCGAGGCTTCGTATCGGGGGACCATTCCCACTTTACCGTGAGGTTTTGATTTGGACATTCTCGACCTAATCAGTAAGGCGAAAGAGGCTGCGGCCGAAAACTGGGATTCCGTTGGAATCTCCATTGGCGCGCTCGGAAGCGATTGCGACCGCTCACTATGGTACGAGCAACGCTGGGCGGCGGAAAAGGAAACCTTCACCGCGGACAAGCTCCGCATTTTTGAGGACGGGCACCATGCAGAGAAACAAATACTCGACGACCTCGAACGCACAGGCATTCTTGTTGCGCGTGAAGACACAGACACAGGCAAACAGTTCAAGGTGTTCGCCCTCGGAGGGCATGTCCGAGGAAAGCTCGACGGAGAGGCTCTTATTGACCACGTGGCGCACGTGGTCGAAGCCAAGTCCCACAATGACCGAAGCTTCAAAGACCTAGAAAAGAAGGGCGTGCTGGCTTCCAAGCCGGCGCATTATTGGCAGTGTCAATATTACTGCCACCTCCGCGGGCGCAAGGCTGCCTTGTATCTCGCCAAAAACAAGAACACGTCAAAGCTCTACGCCGAAATCATTCCGTATGACGCCGTTGCCGTCATGAGGATGGAAGGGCGCCTAGCGAACATAATCAACGCGCCTCTCGCGCCCGAGCGCGCGTCCGAAAATCCCGAGGCTTTCGTTTGCCGTTTTTGCAAGGCAAAGCCGGTATGCCACAAAGAGGCTTTCGGCCGGCGCAACTGCCGCACGTGCACTGCCTCGACGCCAATAATCACCGAGGGCGAGGACGCAGTTTGGAAATGCGAGCTTCACGAATGCGAGCTTCCGATTGAGCAACAGAAAGTCGGGTGCCGCGACCATCTCTATCACCCGGACGTTGTGCCGGGCAAGCAGAGCGACTCCGGCGACGATTGGATTGCGTATGCGTTGGTTGACGGAACTCAATGGGTTAATGGAGTCCAGGCATGAAGAAAATCTACCTTATCGGCGCTCTCAAGAACCCCAACATTCCCGCGCTCGCAATACAGCTTAGGTGTTTCGGTTTCGACGTGTTCGACGATTGGTTTAGCCCAGGTCACAGGGCGGACGAGCACTGGCAAAACTATGAGAAGGCACGTGGCAGGACATACGTGCAGGCGATAAAGGGATATCACGCCCGGCACGCGTTGGAGTTTGATAGGCTACATCTTGACCGATGCGACATTGCGATTGTCGTAATGCCAAGCGGCAAGTCGGCCGGTATCGAATTGGGATACTGCCTAGGCGCGGGCAAGCCGGTTTACGTGCTGCTAGACGGCGAACCCGAACGCTACGACCTGATGTACGGGCTTGCTACGGACATTTTCGAAACCAAAGAACAGTTGCTCAAATGCCTAGTTGGTTAATGCCCTCGGTCGGCATGGCAATCAACATCGCGTCGGCCAGCACATATGCGTTTTATGGTGACTGGCGACGCGCCGTCTACTGGATTGCGGCAACAACTCTAACCGCGGTGATGACGTTTTGAGAACCGAACCCAGGATAGTTTGCCGTTTCTCATGTGGCGCAGCTTCGGCGGTGGCCACGAAACTTACCCTTAAAAAATATGGGAAAGAACGCGTCGAGATAACCTACTGCGACCCAGGCTCGGAGCACGAGGACAACAAGCGCTTTCTTGCCGACTGCGAGGTATGGTTTGACAAGCCTGTTACCGTGCTCAAATCGGACAAGTACAAGGATACATGGGCCGTTTGGGAAAGCGAGCGGTTCATTGCATCAATACACGGCGCGCCGTGCACTGGCGCCCTTAAGCGGGAACCTGCTTATTCGTTTGAACGTCCGAGCGACATCTTGGTTTTGGGATACACGGTCGAGGAGCAAGGCCGATTTGATAGAATAAGGGAACAAAATTTCGAAAAGACGATTGAGGCGCCGCTAATCGACGCGGGCCTGTGCAAGTCAGACTGCCTAGCGATGATTGAGCGAGCAGGTATCGAACTGCCGGCAATGTACAAGCTAGGCTTTCAAAACAATAACTGCATCGGGTGCCCTAAGGGCGGGCGCGGCTATTGGAACATGATACGCAAGCATTTCCCGGACCGGTTCGAGCGTATGGCGAAGCTACAGCGCGAGGTTGGCTGCGGCTTTTGGCCAAACAAGGACGGCACTCGCCAGTATCTAGACGAGCTTGAACCGGATAGAGGCGAGCAATACACGGAACCTAACATTGATTGTTCAATCCTTTGCCACATAGCGGAAGGCGACCTATGACCACATGCCCGACAGTTCGCTTTGACATCTATATGGCTGGCGACATCGTGCAAGCCAAGCAGGTTTGCCGCGAATACTGCTTTGAGGTTGGCTTATGCGTCCATATCGAACCTGTCGATTACATTTATACCGGCGGGGAGGAATCTGGTTTCAAGGTTGGCATAATAAACTATCCGCGCTTCGCGTCTTCGGAAGGCGAATTGAGGGGTAGGGCATTAGCGCTGGCCAATAGGCTTATGGTGCGGCTTTGCCAGCATTCATTTTCATTGGTCGGCCCAGGCGAAACGGAATGGGTGTCGAGACGATGATAGACCTTCGCCCATACCAAACCGAAGCCGTGGACTCCATCGCGCGCTCTTGGCGCCTCGGATGCAATCCGCTCGTCGATATGGCCACCGGCACGGGCAAGTCGGTCGTGCTAGCGTCTCTTGCGCAGCGCGTTCTGGCAGCAATGCCTAGCGCCCGCATAATGCTAGTAACCCACGTCAAAGAGTTGGTAACACAAGACGCCTCGGCATTGCTGCGCTTATGGCCTAAGGCGCCGCTTGGCATTTACTGCGCCGGGCTGAACCGGCGCGACACGAACAGCCAAATCGTGTTCGCCTCGATTGATAGCGTCTACAGGCGGGCCGACCTATTCGGGCGACGCGACCTAATCATAGTAGATGAGTGCCATAGGATTCCAGCCTCGGGCAATGGGAAATACCTCACCTTCATTGAGAAGGCGCGGCTGTTCTGTGAAGACCTTCGCGTGGTCGGGTTTACCGCCACGCCGTATCGCCTCGATTGCGGGCGCCTCGACGAGGGCAAGGACCGGCTCTTTACCGAAACCGTCTACTCCTACGATATCGCGGCAGGCATTGCGGATGGGTATCTTAGCCCCCTGATAAGCCCCTTCGCGTCGAGGTGCGCAGCTCACAAGATTGATACCTCAAACGTCGGGCGCCTCGGCGGGACTGGCGACTTTAAGGTCGGGGAACTCGAAGCCGCGGCAAACAAGGATGTAATCGTCGATGGTGCCTGCCGGGAAATAGCGGCAATCGGTTCTGATAGGCGCTCGTGGCTCGTGTTTTGCGTTGGCGTTGAGCACGCTTGCAACGTCCTCGCGCATTTGAGGCGCCTCGGCGTAAACGCGGAAATGGTAATCGGCACGACTCCGTCCGGCGAGCGCGACCGGATATTCCGGGCATACAAGGCGGGCAAGATACGGGCGCTTGTCGGTTGCCAAGTGTTCACGACGGGCTTCGATGCGCCCTCGGTCGATTTGATTGCGTTGCTTCGCCCGACCATGTCAACAAGCCTTTATGTGCAAATGCTTGGCCGCGGGACCCGCAAGGCGGACGGGAAAGACAATTGCTTGGTTTTGGATTTCGCCAACAACATCATGACGCACGGCCCGGTCGATAGCGTCCGCGTCAGAACCAAAAAGGCGGGCGGTCAAAACGAGGATGCAGAGGCGCCTACCAAGATATGCCCAGCTTGCGACTCCTACATGCCCGCGGCAATCCATCAATGCACTAACTGCGGGCATGTTTGGCCTATCGACGAAGAGCCGAAGCACGAGTCGCGCGCCGACTTTGAGGCGCCGGTTTTAACGTCCGAGATTGTGAAAAAGTGGCTCCCGGTAAAGGTCCGAATGCACGACCGAAACACCGGAAAGAACGGCAAGCCGGATAGCGTGCGCATTGAGTACATGTGCGGGTTTGCGAATTACCGCGAATTCATATGCCCGGAGCATACGGGCTTTGCGGCCGTTAAGGCCGGCCAATGGTGGCGCGCCATGGGTGGCAACGCGCCAGCGCCTAAGAATGTTGCCGACATGCTGCGCCGAATGGACGAACGCGAGCTTATGGAGGTTGAGCAAATCATGGTCATCCCGGACGGAAAATACATGCGGGTTAGCGGCTATTGGCTTCAAGACGGAACCGAAATCGACCACAAACTGAGGGCGAGATGATTAAACCGGACATGGAAATAATATGCCTCGCGCGCAAGCCGTTGATTGGCACGGTTGCAGAAAATGTTATGGAGCACGGAACCGGTGCGTTGAATATCGATGGATGTAGAGTTGAGGGCGAGCCTTGGTCCCGCGATGGCAAAACAAAAATGTGTGACGGGTGGCGTATGAGGCCAACCTTACAGGCGAATGAGACTGGGGGCCGCTGGCCAGCAAACGTGATTCACGACGGCTCGCCAGAGGTGGTCGAGGCTTTTCCAGAGACGGAGACCGGAGGTGGCGACAAGCGTGGCGGCTGTAAGTTCTTCATGAACGGCGACACTCGGGCGGAACCGACTGGCCACGAGGCCGACTCCGGCTCCGCCGCTCGGTTCTTTTACACAGTCAAACCCGATACAGAGGATGAAATAGGAATGGAAAACCTTGCCAACGGACGCGTTACCCTACATTGCGGCGACTGCATTGATGTAATGGCAAGCCTGCCGGACAATAGCATTGATAGCGTGGTCTGCGACCCGCCGTACCATCTAACGAGCATTGTCAAGCGGTTCGGGAAGGAAGGCTCTGCGCCGGCTAAGGAAGGCGTTTTTGGGCGCGGCTCAAAAGGCTTCATGGGAAAATCTTGGGATGGTGGCGATATCGCGTTTCGGGTTGAGACCTGGGCCGAGGTGTTTCGGGTTTTGAAGCCTGGCGGCCACTTGCTCGCCTTCTCGGGAACGCGCACATATCACAGGATGGCTTGCGCCATTGAGGACGCGGGATTCGAAATTCGCGACCAAATCGCTTGGATGTACGGGAGCGGATTCCCC